GTCGGTTCTCATCTTCCTTACCGCTGCTGTTTTTGTTCCGTCGCTTCGGTAGGCAGGTTTGGTGTGGACAAATACCCATCTCTTATGGAGCCCCTGCTGTTTTCTTAATATCTGGCATGCGGTTTCGTTAAGAGGAACTCCGATCGCATTGCCAGCTTTTGTTTCATCAGGGTGCATCCATGCCATTTTCTTATCCAGATCGACCTGTGACCACTCAAGGTCTGTAACGTTGGAACGGCGAAGGCCTGTCGTGATTGCAAACATGACCACAGGGAAGAAGTGAGGAGCAATTTCTGCAAACAGGCGCTTCGATTCCTCCTCTGTAAGCCATCTGATGCGTCCATTCTTAACGCGTGGTGTTGATATTTTGGGTGCCCTGTCAAGCCATCCCCATTCAACAGCCATATTGAGAATGGCGCGAAGTATTGCCAGATGCCTCGTCTTCGTTCCTTTGCTTGCAAGCTTTGGTTTATACTCCGGCACCGGATTGCCAAGTCGCAAACACCTGTCCCGGCTCATCTCCCAGTTCAGGCGATGGCGGCGGTTTTCCATCCCGTCTACCGCCTCCATTATTTTTTCTGTTGTTATGTCAGAGAGAATGGCTTCTCTGAAGTGCAACATCCAGAACGATATAATGCTCTTGTCATCATCAATGGACTTCTTATCCGATTTCTCACGCAGCCACCGTATGCAGGCTTCCTTGAATAGCTTTTTCGGTGATTCCCCGAGATTTTTTACTCTCCACGCTTCTGCTTTCAGACGATCGTGAAGTTCTTGCGCTTGCCTTTTGTCCGATGTTTCAAGAGAGCGTCTAACTCTTGATCCATCTGGCGCGACGAAATCGCAGTGCCACGTGCCACCGCGTAGTTTGATTGACATGCTTTAACCTCCTGCACATCAACCGCATTCACCGCGCTATTGTGTCTCACAGACTTAAGCGCCGCAATGCAGTCTGACTTGCAAATGCGATATGGGCTTTTAGGTTTATCTGGATTTATCTTTGCGGCCTGAAGTCGTCCACTTCGTATCCACTGCGTGATAGTGCCTTTGTCTACCTTCAGATACGACGCTGCCTCTTCACGAGTGAAGATTTCTTCTTCCACCTGGAATCTCCATTTATTGGATTGGTATTATTGCGGTAGGTCTGGATATCATTGAGCAATGAACAGGCCTCATCGAGTATGAGGCTGTGGTTAGTCCTTGCGTAACTCGCTAATTCTTCTGTAAGTCTCTGGTGCTTTGTTTCCGTGTATCTTCATTTCAGACTTCAACAGATCAACGAGGGAATCCCATTCGTTGAGGATGCCTTTGAATGCCGGAACGCGCTTTGCAACCTTGTCGAATGAATCTCTGATTTCTGGGATCTGCTCAACAAGTGCAACGCATCGTCTGAAATCGGCTGCGTCATGTGGAGCGCCGAAGTGATGACCATAGATATTCTTTTTCAGTCCACATGCGATTGAGGCAAGAGTTGCGCTACTGATGCCGACATCGCCAGTCGATTGCCATTTCAAAACCTTCATAGCCAAATCTGACATTTCTTGTCTCCAATAAAAAACCGCCATCAGGCGGCTTGGTGTTCTTTCAGTTCTTCAATTCGAATATTGGTTACGTCTGCATGTGCTATCTGCGCCCACAGCATCCAGTGGTCATAGCAGTCGCTGATGTTCTCGGCTTCGATAACTCTGTTGAATGGTTCTCCATTCCATTCACCTGTAACTCGGAAGTGCATTTATCATCTCCATAAAACAAAACCCTCCGTAGCGAGTTCAGATAAAAGAAATCCCCGCGAATGCGAGGATTGTTATGTAATATTTGGTTTAATCATCTATATGTTTTGTACAGAGAGGGCAAGTATCGTTTCCACCGTACTCATGATAATAATTTTGCACGGTATCAGTCATTTCTCGCACATTGCAGAATGGGGATTTGTCTTCATTAGACTTATAAACCTTCATGGAATATTTGTATGCCGACTCTATATCTATACCTTCATCTACATAAACACCTTCGTGATGTCTGCATGGAGACAAGACACCGGATCTGCACAACATTGATAACGCCCAATCTTTTTGCTCAGACTCTAACTCATTGATACTCATTTATAAACTCCTTGCAATGTATGTCGTTTCAGCTAAACGGTATCAGCAATGTTTATGTAAAGAAACAGTAAGATAATACTCAACCCGATGTTTGAGTACGGTCATCATCTGACACTACAGACTCTGGCATCGCTGTGAAGACGACGCGAAATTCAGCATTTTCACAAGCGTTATCTTTTACAAACCCGTATTCCTGCTCATCTCACTCTCCTTTGATGCGAATGCCAGCAAGCCAGTTTCTTATGCCGATATATTCAGCGTTCCTGAAACCGCCATTTACATATATAAATGGCAAGCGAAGATTGTGACCATTGGCTGCCAGGTAGTCTTTACAACCCTGTTCGGTGAAACAGCAGGTAACGAATTCATCAATATCTTTCACAGCAACGCGCCGCCATTTTTCTGGTGGCTCTCGAAAGTTTTCGTGAAGTAGTTCGAGACGACGACTTTGGCGTTTATTGGCTTCATTGCCATCTTCATCAACCCAGACAATCCGGTCATAGTCATAATCAGCATCAACAACGATTTCGCGCTTTTGATACACACAAAACATAGGGTCTGACGTTATTCGATTATCCTGTGTTCGAATATTTTCACCGATGATGCCAAACGAATCTGGTGCAGATTTTGTCTGCAACTCTTCGATACGTTCAGCCATCGCAGCACACTCTTCAAAGTTGCTTAATGCTTTTCGCTCCCATTCGGCGCATTGTTTTCCAAGCTCTGCAATCAGCTTGTCTTTGCCTTCCAGCTCAACACGCAGCTTCCCTACCGTTAACGCAATCTCCTCGTTCTCCTGGTCACGGCGTTTGATGTATTGCTGGTTTCTTTCCAGCTCATCCAGCAGCGCCAAGACGGTAGCTGGATTGGCTGCGGCGATGAATTCAGCATTGGCCTGCTGTTCTATTTGGAAATCTTCATCGAAACCGCTTTCAGGATGCGCTCCTTCAATTCTGCAAATGGGAAGATATCCAACAACGTCACGATGAATTAGCGCATCATCACCATCAAATTGGCCCTCTCCATATTCGAGCGACCACTCACCACACGTTGCTTTTTCTGCCGCCTCACGCAGTGCCTGATAGTCAATCTTGCTCACTGGTTGCCTCCTTTGCGAAGCTGGTCGGCGAACAAACGTACACTAGATGCTTCACTGCGTAGAAACTTAACGGCATAATCAAAACCACCTCGTTCTGCGTCGTCTGCTCCGTTGTCGAGGTTATCTGCGTACATCTCTACCCCCTGCGCCCGTACTTCAGCCAGGAAAGCATCGGTGGCTGGAGTTTCAGTAACATCATCTTCCCATTCGCTAAACTCCTCACGACAAAAGTCATTAAATTCCTTCTCAGATTGCTTAAGTGAGGTATTTTCAGCAGCCATCTTCGCGCATTTAGCCTCAAGGTTATCAATCGTGATTCCAGCAGAACGACACTCCCGCAACGCCGTTTCTAGTTTTGATTCAAGTTCACCGAACTTACGCACAAGATATTCAGCGTTTGTTTCGTTAACCTTTAAATCTCGTGGGATGCATTTACCTTTCAGAAAACCATCCATCTCAATTAGTGTCATTTGTTTCATTTCTTCCCACTCCGCAACATCGCATTCAGATACTTGTTTTGATTCACTGATGGAAAAGAATTTCTCTTAAGCAATTCCTCTCTCGATGGCATTGGCTTTACGCGTTGGCGAATAATCATTTCTGCCGGAAGAATGCCGGGGTTGTATGCAAGTCCTCTCATGGTAAATTCCTCAGTCATTACTGATAGCGCCATAGCGTGAGCGGTAATTACGCAGGCGCGGGTCAATTTCAGGGAAGTGGGTATATGTGGCTTTGCGGAATGGTCGGATTGATGTCTGGTAAATTCGCTCGCGTTCTTCTTTCTCTGCAAGCCATATACAGTGGCGAAATTCCTTTTCCTCTTTCGTTTCCTGCGGTAGCGACATTATCCGATCGTAGTTTTTTCTGAATTTATCCAGCACCTCCGATACGGAATTGCCGGAACAGCGGCGCGGGGCATCCGCACCATACAGAGGCGCTGGCATAATGGAATCCTTATGTTGCTACTTTAGAAGGGAATTGAATCGTCGTATTCAGGATGATTTTGATGATTGCTACTTTGCTGCTGTTGGCTGTTTCCTGAGGTTGCAAATCCAATCTGGATTTGCCCCTATATTTCCAGACATCTGTTATCACTTAACCCATTACAAGCCCGCTGCCGCAGATATTC